GGGCTTCCTCTCCTGTCGTTGCTGAATTTGCCTACAAGGCGATGCTCTACGATCAGATGCAGAAGGCGAAGACGCCGAAAGAAGCACCCAAGACGGCCAAGCCGGTCAGCGCCATGAAGAACAAGGGTGGCAGCCGGACTTCATCAAATCCGAACAATATGTCTTTTTCGGAACTGGGCAAGGTCTTGGGTATCTCATAACTCAATTTCTAAGGAGGCCACACGATGGCTACAAACGTTACACTTACTGCTGATATTATCGCCAAGGCGGCGGTTATGCAGTTGGACAACAATCTTGTCATGGGCAAGAAGGTTTTCCGTGGATATGAATCCGAGTTCTCGAAGAACGTCAACGGCTATGAGGTTGGATCGTCCATCACCATTCGCCGCCCGATGGACTTCACGGTGCGTGATGGCGCAACGATGAGCGTGCAGGACGTGACCGAAGGCACAACCACGCTGTCTGTTGACCAGCGTAAGGGTGTTGACTTCTCGTTCACGTCTCAGGATTTGACCCTCAACATCGGCCAGTTGTCCGACCGGGTTATTAAGCCCGCGATGATCCAGCTTGCCAACCAGATCGACACCGATCTGATGGCCCTTTACAAGGATGTCCCCAACTGGGTCGGCACTCCGGGCCAGACGATCAACTCGAATCAGGACTTCTCCAAAGGACCGGAGCGGCTTGATGAGTTGGCAATCCCGATGGATGGCCGTTGTGCCGTTCTCGCGCCTGCCGATCACTGGGGGCTTGTCGGCGCTCAGACCAACCTTCTCAATGACCGTCTGGTAGGCGATGCCTACAAGAATGGTTCTCTTGGGATGATTGGTGGTGTTGACACCTACATGAGCCAGAATGTGCCGTCGCACACTGTTGGCGCTGATGTGGGCGGCACGGTCAACCAGGCAGTCAGCGCGGCGACCGTCACTTACACGTCCGTCAAGGACACCAACCAGCAGACAATCACGGTCGCAAGTCTAGACCTGAATGCCGGTGACGTGTTCACTGTTGCTGACGTGTACGAAGTCAACCCGGTCACGAAAGCCTCCACGGGTACGCTCAAGCAGTTTACCTGCGTTTCTTACGCAGCTAACAGCCTGGTCTTCTCCCCGGCTATCGTTTGGACGGGCGCTTTCCAGACTGCCGCAATCACGTCTGGCGTGACGGACTTGAACGCCAAGGCCATCACGGGCGTCGGCACCGCAGCCACGGCATACCGTCAGAACATGATCTTCCGCAAAGACGCCTTTGCGTTGGTCACTGTTCCGCTGGCATCGCCTCCGGGTGCAGTTGACGTTTCGCGTCAGTCATACAAGGGCATGAACATTCGCGTCATCCCTGTCTATGATGGCACGAATGACGTGTCCAAATGGCGTCTTGACGTTCTCTACGGTGTGAAGGCCGTCGATCCGCGTCAGGCCGTTCGTATCTCTGGCACAGCCTAAAGGAGGGTTGAAAAATGGCCGCAACTTCAAATAGTACCGAAACCATCATTGAACTCAGTGATGGCAACACCGATGGAATCCGGGTTGGTCAGGGCGCATCTGATCTCGTTGGCTTTCATGGTGCGTCACCCAGCGATCAGTATGTCGCCGTGACAAACACCAGTGGAACTCTGGGCAACACCAATGCAGCGGTCGATGCAATTATCGCGCTGCTTCAGGAAAAAGGGCTGATGGCTACCTAGTTATGCCAAAGCTCAAAATACATGCGCGGTCCTGCGTGTCGGATGATGTTTTGACGGCACAACGGGCCGCGTTTCCTGACGCTCCCGAAGTCTCAGGCAGAGGCACCCTCGCCGTAGTTGGCGGCGGGGCTTCTGTTGAGGGCTACCTCGACGAGTTACGAGAGTGGCCCGGCGATGTTTGGGGTGTGAATTACACCGCGCCGTGGCTTAGAGCTAGGGGTGTGGATTGCTTTTTTTATACGATAGACCCCAAGGACTTAGATTTAGATAGCGTCGGGGCAGCAGTCCTGGCAGATCACTGTCACCCCTCGCTAGTGGGAAAGGCCGACAGTTTGGCAAAGGTAGTCCCGCCGATGCCCGGCCCAACGAGTGCCGTTGCATCTTCGCTGTTCTGCCTTCGGTATGGTTACGATGGGGCTGTGTTTTTTGGATGTGATAGCGGGTTTGAAAAAACCAGCCACATTTACAGGGACGATCCTGTTCCCGATTTGGTTGTTGTTGAGTGTGGCGGCAAGCAATACAGAACAAGACTGGAACTTATCTTGCAGGCCGAACAATTATCGTCGGTGATTAGAGAGTTCCCGGACAGGTTCGCGTGTCGCGGCATTGGGTTTTTGAGTGCGCTTGTGGAGCATGGCGTTTATGATGTGAAGCAGATTTCCAAGGGCATTGCCGAGGGCTTGCGGTACGAAAGAGCGTTCAACATTGAGGCCGAAGAAGGGGCATCAACATGAGCATGGTACAGATTTTCAATATTGACGGTGACGTAGTTTCAGAGGCTTGGATTGGCGATGATTCACCAATGCCTGACGGCTGGCACCGGGATGTCAACAGCGCCATGAAAGCCAACGCTGCCAAACCCAAGCCAGCCAAAGCCGCCGCCAAGGGTAAAGGTAAATCCAAGGCTGTTGAGGTTGAGGTTGAGGCCGAATCCGAAGGCGAGGAATAGCCAGTGAGCCTCCTGACAATCTGCAACGGGATTGCGGACACAACCTCCGGCCCGCGACCGGCGACAATTATAAGCAACACCAACCCGGAGGCGCAATCCTATCTCCGGGCCGTTACCCGTGTTGGCTTGCGATTGATGAAGGTCTACCCGTGGAATATTCTGCGAAAGGAAAACACCTTCACCGCGCCCGGAACTGAAATCCTTGTGGCTGCGGCTTCGATGCCGACCGACTTTGACAGGTTCATTCCGGAGACTTTCTGGGACCGCAGCACGACCGTTTTACTGTCTGGACCCGTACCCGCCTCTCGGTGGCAGTCTCTCAAGGCTGAAACATATGTAGGCGATAACACGATATTCACGTATCGCGGCGGCGACATTCTGGCTATTCCGACAGTCGGCACCGACAGCATGGTGTTTGAATATGTCTCGAATCAGTACATTGAAAGCAGCGGCGGCAGCGCGCAGTCAACCTGGCAGGCCGACGAGGATGTTTCCATTCTCGACGAGGAACTTCTTACCCTCGCGGCTACCTATATTTGGCTTTCTTCCGAGGGCTTGCCTGCTGGTGATGCGTTTGGCGCGTTCAAGGAGTATTTTGACACGCTGCAAGACAACGAGAACGCAACTGAAAACATTGCCGTCACGGGCGATATATTTGCGAATGATGCGCGGCACTGGAACGGAGCGCCTGTCGCGTCTCGCACTGTTTCCGTAGGGTATTAGGATGGCGACAAGCACCGCATTGCCGCCGCCTGTTGGCGGGTGGGATGGCCGGGAGAGTTTGGCGGATATGCCAGAGGATCACGCGGTCAAGATGGAGAATTGGTTTCCGTCTACCGATACGGTTGACGTGCGGCGCGGCCACACTAGCCACGCGACAGGGATGAGTGGCAACGTCGAGACACTGGTTGAATATGTCCCATTAAGTGGCGTGGGCGAATTGTTCGCGGCCAACGGCGGCGCAATTTACGATGTGAGTTCTTCCGGGGCTGTCGGTGCTGCGGTTTCCAGTGGTCACACGAACGACCGCTGGCAGTATGCGAATATTGGCACGGCGGCGGGGCAGTTTGTTCGGCTGGTAAACGGCGCAGATACGCCCTTGCTTTACAACGGTTCGACATGGGCAACCACGGCCATCACTGGCCCGACAGCGGCCAACCTTGTTTGGATCAACGTCCACCAGAAGCGCATGTGGGTGGGTGAGGTCAACAGCCTGTCGGCTTGGTATCTGCCGGTAAATTCAGTCAGTGGCGCGGCCACGGAGTTTCCCCTTGCCGGCGTGTTCAAAATGGGCGGCTATATCATGTCGATGGGGACGTGGACACGCGACAGCGGCGATGGCATGGATGATGTGGCGGTGTTTGTCACGTCCGAAGGTGAAGTCGCGGTTTATCAGGGAATCGACCCGTCCGCTGCGGCAACATGGGCATTGATTGGCGTTTTCCGCATTGGTGAGCCGCTTGGGCGTC